TGGCACGCTTGCGAGCCCGACCAACATTACGGCTGGCACTATCGCCACGGTCACGAACCTCACTAACGCCCCGACCTCGGGCGACCTCACCGCGACGATGAAGACTTCAGTGACGACGGCAGCTTCCGCAGCTACGCCGGTTGCTACTGTCTCCGGCGACCTCAGCGCCACGATGAAGACTTCTGTGACGACGGCAGCTTCGGCAGCTACGCCAGTTGCCACCGTCTCCGGCGACCTCAGTGCCACGATGAAGACTTCGGTGACGACCGCAGCTTCGGCAGCTACGCCTGCCGTGAGTGTTGGGTCCGGGGGCATAACCAGCACAAGCTTTGCTTCGGGCGCCATCGCTAATGCGGCATTCGCTTCCGGGGCGATCAGCGGGGCTGTGTTCGCCAGCGACGCCATGACGGTACTGGCTGCTGACGCCATCACTGAAGCCTACCCGACCGTTGGAGCGGGTCTGACGCTTGCCAAGGCGCTGTATAGCCTGCATCAGCAGGTGTACCAGCAGAGCATCACCACGACGACGATGACGATCCTGAAGCGGGATCAGGCCACCACGGCGAAGACCGCGACGATCAACAGCGCGACCGCGCCGACTGCCATCACTGAGGCCTCGTAATGGCTATCGGCGTAGTCATAACGCGTGGATACACGCCAGCGATTACTGTGGGTTTCATCGTAACGCGAGGGTACTCCAGCGGCGCAGCGATCATATCCACGGGGAGCGTGTGGTCTATGAAGAAGCGCGACCAGCCCGGCTTCGGGGCGAAACGTGGACCCGGTAGTGGCGGGGCGGTAGCGTAATGGCATCACGTGATACCGTTCCAGACCAGGAGTTGGCGGATACCATAGCGGGGTTCTACGAAGACCCGCTCGGCTATGTGATGTTCATGTTCCCGTGGGACACCGAGAAGTCGATCCAGATGGTCGAGCTTCAGGAGCCCTACAAATCGCGGTATAACTGTAAATATGGCCCGGACCTGTGGGCGTGCAAGTTCCTCGACGACTGGGGCGCCAAAATTAAGGAACGAGGGTTCGACGGCGAGCACGCGGTAGAGCCAATTCAGTTCGCGACTACCAGCGGCCATGGCATCGGTAAGACCGTTCTGGTAGCGTTCATCATCAAGTTTATCCTCGACACGCGACCGTATTCACGCGGCACCGTGACCGCCATGACCGACACGCAGCTTCGGACGAAGACATGGGCCGAACTGGGCAAGTGGCACAAGCTCTCGCTCACGGAGCACTGGTTCAAGTATAACACAGGGCGCGGGGCCATGTCCCTGACGAGCTACGAGCACCCGCAGACGTGGCGCTGCGATGCGCAAACGAGCCGCGAAGAGAACTCGGAGGCCTTCGCCGGCCAGCATGCGGCAAATGCCACCTCGTTCTACATCTTCGACGAGGCGAGCGGCGTCCCCGACAAGATTTTTGACGTTCGAGAGGGCGGCACGACGGACGGCGAGCCTATGACCTTCGACTTCGGGAACCCGACGCGCAACAGCGGGCGCTTCTTCGAGGAATGTGAGGGCAGGTTCAAGCACCGCTTCATAGTTCATCGCATCGACAGCCGCTCAGTCGCTATCACCAACAAGCACCGCATCCAGAAATGGGTCGAAGACTATGGCGAAGACAGCGACTACGTTAAGGTCCGCGTCCGGGGCATCTTTCCGGCGGCCGGCACCATGCAGTTCATCCCGACTGCTGACGTGGACGCAGCGATGGAGCGGGAAATCGTCATGGACCGCTCGGCGCCGCTCCTTATCGGCGTAGACGTGGCGCGGTTCGGCGACGACGACAGCGTGATATGGGCCAGGATCGGCGACGACGCGCGCTCCTTCCCGCCCGACTGCTACAATGGCCTGGATACGGTGCAACTTGTTGGGAAAATCATCGCCAAGATACAGTTTTTCCGAAATCTCGGCATGAAAGTCTCTGGTTTGTTCGTGGACGGCGGCGGCGTTGGCGGCGGCGTCGTGGATCAGCTTCGCGCGCTCGGTTACGCGCCAATCGAGGTCATGTTTGGCGGAGGCGCTACCGATAAAAACACCTATCGCTTCAAATCCGACGAAATGTGGGGCAATATGGCGGCGCGGATCAAGACGCACCTCGTTTTGCCGACGATCCGCGACAGGAATGGTGTAAAACTCAAGGAACAGTTGACGCAGCGGGAGTTTGGGTATACAAAGCTGGGGAACAAGGTGCATCTTGAGGCAAAAGCGGATATGAAAGAGCGGCTCGGAAGCGGCGCCGGCTCCCCTGACCTCGCGGATGCTCTCGCCACCACATTCGCAGCGGAAGTCGCGATTGCGCGGCCAGAAGAGCTTGCGGCAGCTTCGCGGGGCGTACAGGATTTCGACCCCTTCAAACTCGACTGGCTGAGGTCATAAAATGGGTGCTTCAACTCCTCCTGCTCCAGTTATCCCGGCGGCTCCTCCCCCGACGCCGACGCTCATGGACCCGAATGTGGCTAACGCACGGGCCGCCAACATTGCTACCGCCAATCTCCAGGGGCGAGCGAGCACCATCCTCACTTCCCCGCAGGGGCTCACTAACACGCCATCCACTCTGGCGAAGAAGACCGCGCTGGGCTCGTGATGGCGCGCAAAGGTCGCGTATTTGTAGGGGGCAAGCTAAAGCCGCCTCGCGTGGTTTCCGGCGTTGTGGTATCACGTGAGGCCAAGGTGCAGCACACTACCAAGCGGAGATAGCCGGTGTCTGACACCTACATGGATAGCTCCAACGTTCCGCTGGTGGATCAGCCGTACCGGGACCGTCTGGAGCGCCGTAAGGGGGCTCTCAAGCTGGAGCGAGTTGGCTTCATCCCGCACTACAAAGAACTGTCGCAGTTCATTCAGCCCCGGCGTGGTCGCTTCTTCATAGAAGACCGCAATCGCGGTGGCGAGCGGTACAATAGCATCATCAACAGCAAAGCGACTATGGCGCACCGCGTAGCGCGGGCCGGACTTATGGCCGGCTCCATGTCTCCCGCGCGCCCGTGGTTTGAGCTTGGTGTTGACGATCCGCAGCTTTCCGCCTGGCAGCCAGCGAAGGTGTGGTTTTCGACCGTCTCCGCCATCATCCGCAAGATTTTCAATGAGAGCAACTTCTACAATATGTCCAGCACGATGCTGGGCGAGATACTGTTGTTCGCTACGGGCGCCATGCTCCACGTGGACGACTTCGAAGACGTGGCGCGCTTCTACACCCTCACGGCTGGCAGCTACCTCATCGGGCAAGACGACCGCCAAATCATCAACACCTTGTGCCGCGAGTGGGAGCTTACCACGTCACAGTTGGTCCAGAAGTTCGGGCCGAAGGCGTGCAGCCCGCAAGTCCAGACCGCTTATGACAACGGCAATTACGATTTGTGGTGGCCCATTACCCACATGATCGAGCCGAACGATATGTACGACCCTGGCAAGAAGCTCAGCCAGTACAAGAAGTTCGCGTCGGTCTACTACGAGACCGGCATTCAATACAACGCAAACGGCAAACTGTTGAGCCGCAAGGGGTTCAGGGACTTCCCGGCCTACGTGCCACGCTGGGACGTTACGGCCGAAGACATTTACGGCACCGATTGCCCGGCCATGACGGCGCTCGGGGACATAAAGGGGCTTCAGATCGAGGAGCGCCAGAAGGCGCAGGCCATATCCCTTATGGTGCGCCCCCTGCTGAAGGGGCCAGCATCTCTGCGGAACGTGCCAATTGAGAGCCTCCCAGGCGGCGTCACGATTTACGATGGTGACGCGGGCAAGGATAGCCTCGCGCCGATCTACACGGTTAACCCGCAGCTTCAGGAAATGCGCATAGACATAGGCGCAGTCGAGGAGCGGATCGAGCACGCCTTCTACAACCATCTGTTCCGCGCCATTTCCGACATGCAGGGCGTGCAGCCCCGCAACCAGCTTGAGCTTAACCAGCGCGACCAGGAGCGCTTGCTGGAGCTTGGGCCGGTGCTTGAGCATATGCATGAGGAGTTCCTGGCGCAGGTGGTCAGCCGCACATTTGAGCAGGCGGTTCGGGCGCATATCTTGCCGCCTGCCCCAAAGGAAATACAGGGGCAGTTCGTCAAGATGAAGATGATCTCTGCGCTGGCGACGGCGCAGCGTTCTGTCAGCGCAGGCACCATCGAGCGGGTTACCACCTATGTCGTCGGGCTCGTGTCGGGCGGTTTCCAGCACGCGGCCGATAACTTTGACGCGGATGCTGCGGTTAATGAGTACGCTGACGTTACCGGCCTCTCTCCCCGCCTCATAAAGGGGGCGGAAGTCGTGGCTGCCGAGCGCAAGATCGCTGCCGATCAGGCGGCGCAGACGCAGAAGGCCGCACAGCTACAGAGCATGGCCGAGACGGCGAATACTGCTGCTGGCGCCGCTGCTTCGGCCACCAAGGCTGGCATAAACGTGCCTGCTGCGCTGGGCCAGACGGGGCTACAGCCGGCGCAGCAAGCTGTGCAGGCTCGCACGGGGACGAACCTCTATGACAGGCCGGGTAAATGAGCTACGACGACGACGAACAGGCGCGCTTAGACGCTGAAGCTGAGGCCAAGCGGCGATATGAGCTTGAGCGCACGCAGGAAGACGAGGATTTGCGCGCTATTGTCAGAACTACCGCCGGTCGCGCTTTCCTGTGGTCCTTGTTCACCATGTGCGGTCTATACGCTGACGATTTCAGGGGCGAAGACACCCATTCCATGGCCCGTGCAACAGGAAAACGCTCAATAGCGTTAAAAGTCATAGAAAACCTCTTTACAGCGGACCCCCATGCGTATACATTGATCCGAGATCAGGCAATGGCACGGCGTATAGCTCTGCTACACGTCGGCGCACAGGAGAAAAAGTAATGGCTGATGGGGAACGGGTTTTAGGCTTCCAAGAGACGCCGTTGGTTCCGGGGTCGGCGGTTGGACGCTTGGGTGATGCGGCGGCAGCGGCGGAAGCTGCGCTGGCATCACGTGATACCACGCAGGCTGCTGATCCGGTTGTAGCTCCGGTTGTAGCTGCGGTAGCTGACCCGGCGGTGGCGGCTACGGCTCTCGCGGCAGCTAAGACGGCGGCGGATGCGAAGAAGGCGACCGACGTTACCGCCGCAGAGGCGGTGCTGGCGGCAGCTAAAACCCCCGAGGAGAAGGTGGCAGCGCAAAAGGCGCTTGACATCCTAAAGGGGCCGACCGATACTCCGGGTGTTGCGCCCGAAAAATACGAGCCGTTCACGCTGCCGAAAGAGATTACCCCCGACCCGGCAGCAATTGCTGCCTTCGAGGGGGTCGCCAAGGGGTTGAATTTGAGCCAATCGCAGGCTCAGGCTCTCGTGGACTTCGATACGAAGCGCGCCATCGAGCAGGGAACGAAGGCGGCGGAAGCTCAGACGAAAGCCTGGAATACGTTGCTGGAGACGCGGCTCTCCGAGGCAAAAGCCGATCCGGTCATTGGGGGCCAGAACTGGGATGCGAGTGTTACTTCGGCGCGTGCGGCCATCACTGCCTTCGGTACGCCTGCCCTACAAGCGTACCTGAACCAGAGTGATGCAGGGAGCCATGTCGAGATCGTTCGGTTTTTCGCGGCCGTTGGGAAGGCCGTGCAGGATGACAGCGTACACTTCGGCGGCAAGCAGCCGCAGCCTGCTGACATTAGCCTCGCTAAGCGCCTGTTCCCGAACGACAAGTAGTCCCCAGCACGAGGATTAAACTCCCATGGCGACCCTCATCAATCGCAACCCGACCCTTCTGGACCTCGCCGCCGTCACGGACCCGAACGGCCAGATCGCGGCCGTTGTCGAGATTTTGAACCTCGTCAATGAGGTTCTGATCGACATGACGTGGATCGAGGGCAATCTGCCCACCGGCAACGTCTCTTCTATCCGCAGCGGCATCCCGGCCCCGACTTGGCGCCGCATGTATGGCGGTGTGCAGCCCAATAAGTCCACGTCTGTCAAGGTGACGGACAACACGGGCATGCTGGAGGCTTACGCCGAGGTGGACAAGGCGCTTGCCGACCTGAACGGCAACACCGCCGCGTTCCGCTTGCAGGAGAACCGCCCGCATATCGAGGGCCTCAACCAGCAGGCTGCGACGACCATCTTCTACGGCAACGAAACGTCGCTGCCCGAGAGCTTCACCGGCCTCGCGCCGCGCTTCAATGTCTCCCCCGGAAACGCCACTCCGGCGCCGAACTCTGAGAACGTGATCCTCGGCGGCGGTTCGAGCACCGATAATCAGTCGATTTGGCTGGTCGTCTGGTCGCCCGAGACCTGCCACGGCATCATCCCGAAGGGATCGACCGCCGGCCTTCAGGTCACTGATAAGGGTCAGGTCACTATCGAGGACGCGAGCGGCGGCTCTAATACCGGCCGCATGGAAGCCTACCGGACGCACTACCGCTGGGATATGGGCCTCACCGTCCGCGACTGGCGGTATGTCGTCCGCATCCCGAATATCGCCACCACCGGCCTCCTGTTTACCGCAGCGACGGGCGCTAACCTCCCCGACCTGATGTATCAGGCGCTGGAGCAAATCCCGAACCTCTCGGTCGGACGCCCGGTGTTCTACATGAGCCGCGCCATCCGCTCGATGGTTCGCCGGCAGGTCTCCTACGCGACCCGTGGATCGACCTTGACGATGGAGAACGTCGGTGGTCGTATGACCATGAACTTCCAGGGCGTTCCTATGCGCCGGGTTGATGCCCTGAACGCCGCCGAAACCCTCGTTTCGTAATCCCGACCGTCATAAGGAACGCGACCATGATCCTCGACACCGATAATGTCCTTTGCAAGGCCGCTGCGGTCGGCACGAGCACGACTACCGGCACCGCCATCGGCGACGTGATCGACCAGACCGTTTCCGGCCAGGACGAGCCGGGTAAAGTTTACCTCGTCATCAGCGTCACG